ATCATAATTCTCTGATAAAATTCATTCTTCTCTGTTGCAGACTGCGCAACATCTTCTCTCGCAATCGCCAATGCAAAAGCATAAGAGACTATCAGACTAGCGAATCGATCCGGTAAAATTATTGCGCCTTCTGTTGGTGCGGGGGTAAATCTAAATTTAATAGTAGTATCGCCATCAGGTGCCATATCAGGGCTGTAGAAAAGTTTCCCATCCTCAAACCAACACACAGGATTAGTGGTGCTTGCAGCGTACTCTGAAGTTCTACCAGGCTCGATGATTCTTAATCTAACTATAGATGTGGTAGCGTGGGCTGAATCGTAAATAATCAAATTGGTTAGTTGCTGTATCAATGCAGTCGATGGCAATAATACAGAATTGGTAGAGCCAATCTCGACTTCATCTTCTACCTCTTGAATATCAAAAAAGGCATCCGATGGCAGAAGTTGCAAGATCTCGTGTTCGGCAAGATATGTATAGTCCTGAAGTTCCGCATCAGTCCATGCCGATGCCGATGCCTCGGACAACCTTGTCCTTAGTATTGTTTGTATATCTGCGAATGCTAATGCCATTAGATGCCTCTTTTTTATTAAAAGGGGTGATGGTTAGACCACCCCTTTAGTTACCCTACAATTTACAGATCAGTTGCAGCAGTGTAAATAGCGACATGGGCAAAATCAACACTGTTAAAAACAGCTTTGATGTTTCCACCAGTGGCACTTGAATCATAGCGATTCTGCATAAAACCAGCAGAGATACCTAATTCATTACCATAGTCGAATGTTTTTTCACGCCAAATTGTCTGACGGTTGTTTGCATGCACAAGTGCCTGCGCTCCAACCATTGATGCCATTGCACCGTGAATCGTTGAACCACCGTAATCATCGCCTGTACTCACATCTTCATGCTCATACAAGAGAACACCATCAAACTCACCCATTGAATCGGTGAAGATAGGATTAGTGGATCCGCGAGGACCAGCTTCGCGCTGTGCCTGTAGCCATTCAGCATCGCGTTTTAGGTCATAGGCTTGCTCAGGGGATACGATCATCATGTAATATGATTTTCCTTCTACCCGAACAGGACGAATGCGACTGTGGTCTCCGGTAGGAATCTTACAGCGAGCCTTTGCCTTTGATATCAACGCGGGAGTTAATAGGTCAGTTGTAGCGATACTTGCCTTGGCAGTACCAACCACATTGGTAGGTGACAATGCGAGAGCAGAGAAAAAGTATCCATCTTTGATCTCAGCCAACCATACCTTGAGTGCATCGAGAGCTTCCATGCGGAAACTGTAGAGATATTTACCTTCGAACTCTTCACCTTCAGAGCGTACAGCATTTCTAAGTTGTGAAACCACAACAGAGAAATCGTACACAGGCATATTCTCTTCGTTACCTTCGAGAGTATCATCGTTTTCAACACCATTACCAGAAAGACGAGCGCGAAGACCAAACCGGATAGTATCACCCTTTTTAGCATTTAACTCGTTCTTGACCTGTACAACATTATTTGAACCTGTACCCATGAATTTAGACCAGAACTGATCCTTGTTCACTTCATGGTAAAGTTCCTTGCTCCATTCTTCTACTTGAAGACCAGAAGCCCAACTAGCTACACCAGTTTTCATTTTCTAATCTCCTTATGCTATCTTGACGAAATCTGCAAAAACAAGAAGTTTTGCAGCATCGGCAGCATCATTAAAAAGAACATCAATAGTATCGGCAGCAGCGTGATATACACCACCTGTAAAGGCGTATGCACTGCCTAGACTCTGGTCCATACCATTAACTACGTTACCATCAAAACCATCAATATAACCATCAACGTCACCACCAGTTAAACCGATGTCAACAGTTAAGGTTCCACCCTCTGCGGTCAAGCAGACGATACCCACATTCTTCACCATATAACCAATGGGAATCGAGAGGGCTTGCCATACAGCACCACTAGAGATATTATCAACAGCACAATCTAGCACTGCGGATTGATAACCGCCAGCAGGGACTTGTAAGCCACCTTGCTTCAGTAGAGAAGCGGTATATGTTTTTCCAGCCATTATTGGCTCCTATTCATTTTAAGCATCCCTTAAAGCCTGTTCCCTTTCTTCTTTCGGGATATTTCCCCATTCGGATTGAGTCTTGTCAGCATACTTCGGCTCAGGTTTTCCACCACCACCAGTATCGGTGAGAGTATCGACCTGCTCCTTAATCTGCTCACTCTTCTTCTTTCCATTAGGGACTTTATCAGTCTCTTTGGAATGCGATTCGTTTGCATTCATAACAGTATCCGCATGTTCTAAATTGTAGATACCGTTCTTATAGGCAAATTGAGCAACCTTCTCTAAATCAGCCTTCGATTTATCGGGATGATTCTTTATGAAGTCACCGATCATTTCCAGCCTATCCTCTTCAGCTTTCACCTTAGAGTCATTAGCTTTCTTCTCGGTTTCACGTTTCTCAACTGCCTCTTGCGCCCATTTCTGTTGGAAATACTTAGCATTATCCTCATCATAAGGATCGTACTTATCGTAAGGTTCTTCCTTTTTCTCCTCGGCAGGAGCCGGCTTTACCTTGCGAAGTTCACCTAATTCGGTTCCCTGTTTTCCAATCAGCGATTGTGCGCTGTCATAGCTTTCGATAGCTTTCTCTTCACTCGCAAAACCTCGCTGTTCCCACCAGGTTTTATCTTGTTTAGAGTCGTCATCGGATGAAGAGTTGTCCTCGCCAGGATTGTCCTTATCGGATTCCTTCTTAGAATCTTCGTCTTCGATCTGCTCTTCGAGTTTCTTCTGAATCTCGTTGTTTTCTTCTTCTGTAATAGGCATAAGTTCCTCCATTGGGTTTGTCCTATTCTATTAACTTGTACTACCACCTCGGCAGTATCAATAAGCTATAATATTTTCAAAAAGCTCCGCTTATGTTAAGCGGTTAAATCTAAAGCTGCTGAAGCTGGATTGGCTGGCCATGCATCGCCTGTTCCACCAATGCCAAGTACGGCAGCGTAATCTGTATCGGTTAAACCATCAGCATCGAGCTTGGCAAGTAATGCAGCGTAACTCGCTGATTGCGTAGTTCTATCTGTTCTCAACTCATTTGCCAGTGCTTGCGTTGCAGCTAAAACGGCATAAAGGTCTGGCTGGCTTACGCCCTGCGCTGACAATAAAGCATCGTCAATAGCTGCCGAAGCAGGATTAGCTGGCCATGCAGCACCAGTGCCTCCAACGTCAAGCACGGCAGCATAATCAGTATCAGTGACACCTGAATCTAAATCGAGTTTAGCCATAAACGCAGCGAAGCTAGTTGCCTGTGTAGTTCTGTCTGTTCTCAACTCATTAATGAGCAATTCGGCAGCAGCAATAAAAGTCACCATGTCTTCCTGGCTCATATCAATATCTGTAAAAACTGAGTCATCGAGAGCAGCAGCAGTTGGATTTGCTGGCCATCCAGTAGCACCAGCATCAGCCAATGTGTCAAAGTAGTCTGTATCACCAACCGTAGCATCGCTATCTAACTTATTACATAGCTCTAAATAGCTTGAGAATGATAAAGTTCTGTCGGCCTTTAGTTCATCAGCTAAATCATCAACAGCCCTTAAAAAAACGTCTATATCAGGCTGGCGCATTCCTTGTGCAGTTATTCCCATTTCTTACTCCTTATTCAGCAATCTGTTGCTGAATGTTTGTGCCACCACCCTTAGCAGGAGAACCACTTGCCCCACCCACTAACTCGATAGCCTCTTTTGTGTTATTGATCTGCGATTGAACGCCAACCGCCTGTAACATTTCTTCTTTATCCGGATGATCAGTTAATCTCACCAAGTATGGCAACAACGCTGCCCTATACTCCGGTGCCAACTGCATCAATTCCATTGTCTTTAAGAATGTGGCATTACGTTGTGTAACACTGTTCTCACCCTTGTCAAGTTTTAAGTCATATTGCATTAAGTCTGGGCTATTCTTAACAGCCTGTGCAATAGCTCTTGATTTTTCCTCGCCATTAGCACTTGTCATAGTCCCTAGAATCCGCATGATCTTATTCTCATCGAAATACTGCTGTATCAGTGAGAATACCAATTTATACATCGACAGTTTTGACCTGTCGTGGTTATCGAACAATTCCTGTACAGTTCTTGTGCCTTGACGAATCCGTACCTGTGCAGCGAGCCCACTCTCCTTAGCCCCTGTTGGAATACCAAGCATTGGATCATTGACACCAGTGACTTCTTTCCCGTCTTGCTCAGTGATCTCTTCCAAACTAGCAATCTGATTCAATACAGGTAAATATCCATACCCACGCTCCTTGATGTCCTCAATCCTATTGACAGACACCCACTTCTCATTGCCACCCATCTGATTCAACTTTGTACCATCAGCAGCATTCTCGACATAAAACCCACCACCAATAGGTGCTGTCTTCAGTATATTAGAAATCTGTGTGTGACGGCTATTCTTTTCATCCTGTAGATCGAACAAATTCCTTATAATTCCAAATTTGCATATCTCTTCGCCATCATCCTCGATATACCCATAGCTCGGCACGAAAGGGAATCTATTGTGATTGTACGGAGATTTCTTGTCCTGCAATAATTCAGCGCCACTCACGGTGAGTACATGAATCTCATGCTCACGTTTGATAACTAACTCAAATCCAACGTCAATATATTTGGCGTACATTTTCTTAGCCTTGGCGATAGGCAATGGGCTCTTAAATACCTGACCATCGCCATCCATCAAATATGCGACATCCCTGTACTTTTTATACCACATCTCAATAACCCTAACGCGACCAGTGAGACTGTCTTTATACATAGATACCTGGCGATCACCGGCATTCCGATAATAACTTCCATCCTCCTTGCCAGTACGAGGGTTTAAGCCACGTTCAGAAAAATCAAGATTCAAACCATCCAAATTCTTCTTAAATAAACTGGCGACCTTCTCAGGACTCATCCATTTTTGCCTAAACACAAATTCCGCATCATCATTCGGATCTGTCTCAATACTCTCTGCATCCCACAATATCGAACCATTTGGCTCACGGCGAATCGATACATCCAACGTAAAATCATCTGCCAATTTAGACTCAACGCAATAATCACCCTCTCCGGTCATTACCGCGTCTTTAAAAACCCTCGAACTTGTCGCATCAGTGTTATTACTGTTTTTCACATACTCTATTAAATAGTCAATTCCATTAGCCACCATCACATCGCCACCCTCAATAGGATATGCTTTAGTGCTTGTGCGAGTTTCACGCTCGATACCTGTCATTAAATCGACTTTAGGCTTGACAATATTGATCTCTAATTTAGGGAGTTTACGCTCTTTAAGCGAACGTTTTTGCTTCTCAGTTAGCGATTTACCGACATAATACCGTATCGCCTTTGCATCTTCTTCGCGCTTCTCTTTTTGCATATCATAGGTAGCCTCGAAAGTATCATAGACATAACCTACCTTGTCATCAACTGTTTTTAAATCTTTCATGCCTCTGATACCCAATCATAGTTAGAATTGTCTTGACTTTCCCATGCACCGCCCCAAACTTCATCCCATGCATCAGTGGACCCATGCATCGGTGCAAAAGTATTATGTATCCACATCACCGCATACCTTAGCACATCCATAAAGTGGTCATTCTTTTTCTTAGGAGCTTCAGGGTCAGGTTGGTCAGAACCCACCTTTATGTCCTTCCAGACATATCCACCCATCTCTTTCAAAAATTCTTCTTTATCTGGAAGGTCACTGAAAAAATACAATCTACATTTATCGCTCTCGTCAGGTGTTAAATATTCACCGACCCTATTAATTCCTGCACCAACATCATTGTTGGCAGGATGCCAGTTGATTCCGAATTTCTGATATTCACTCGCAATCGTTTTTCCGTCAAATCCCTGCTTAGAAATGCTTGGGTCAGCTAACCAATCTTTAATAACGTGATGCCCACACTTCGCCCTAATAACCGGAACATGATGCTCAATTCTCCATCCAGCCCTATAATGACTGTCATACACAAAGATTTGACCATGTGGACTCACCGTTGCCCACAAAATGGCAGTTGGGTTACGATATCCATAATCCATGATCACATATCTTGGCCACGCTCTCGGTATTGGGAATCTCGCTACAAAATGCATACCTTCCTTAAACTCAGGCCAAATCAATCCTTCAAAACTATCCCAATGGCAATGAACAAATCTTTTTTTCCAACGCTCCGGATATGCTAAGAGCGATCTGATATAATCCGCAGGTAAATACGGATTATCTGAGTGTGCAGCCACCTCTGCGTCATCTTTCGGACCCGGGACATTTTCAGGCCATGTAATACTTTCGATAAGCCCATACTCAAGAGCCTCACCATCCGGAGCCTCACCATTAACCCATATACGCCAGATCCAATCATGGCCAGCAGGGTTGACAGTATGAAAATCGCATCTATTAGAACCCTTACGGCGTAAACGACCCTGCGCTGCAAGATACACCTCCTGGTCAATTTCTTCCAACTGGTCAACTGCAAACCATCCAAGGTTCATCGATTTTATACGATCAACGGCATCACGACCAGCATCAAGCTGCATATACACGATCTTAGACTTGTTAATAAATTCGATCTCATGCTCGGTCTTATTGTGCCTGATAATAGAACCAGGGGGAGCTAACCTTAAAAGAGTCTCTAACGTTGACTTCCGGAATGAATCAATCGTTTTCCTGCCAATAAGCCCTAGATTCCCTGGAACTAATAAAGTTTGTGCCAATGCCTCAATCACCAACGCATCCGTCTTGCCTGTTCCAAATCCACCTGCAAACACTGTATGCTTCATACGTTTTAGTGGGTCAGGATTATTCACCATCACGTGGAATTGCTCCTGCTTCGGTGTAGGCAATGATCCTTCACCCACCTCATTCAGATAATTGAGATTTAACTCATAGTCACGAGTTGGCAAAGATAATCCT